GACTCGTAACATACACGTGAGATATTTTTAGATGTCTTATCAAAGTAAGTTGAGTTGAAGTATTTCTCAAGGCTGTTGAAATAGTTTACGTGGTTGTCGGGGTCGGCAGGTATCCTAACCAAAACCTTTAAGCCATTACCAGATGGAGATATAAACACTGAGTAGACGTACTTATTCTTAGATAGGGTCTCCTTGTCTTGAAGTAATACCTTCTGCTTGTCGTACCCATCAAAGTCAAGGCATATTAAACCACTATGCTCTATCAGAGCTGCGTCAGCCCTCTTCTTAAATGTACCACTAAAACAAACGGCAGGTAGCTGTTTCTTTAACTCGTTACGTAGTGCCTTATCCTTTTCACTGCGTATCTTTTTTACCACATCTTTTGATGCCCCATTCTTAATTCTCTCTAGGATAACCATAACATCTCTGTAGAATGGCGTGTCTGTATCCTTTATATCTTTAAAAATCGTCGTATTGTGTCGCATTTTATTAAATTTATGTCGTTATTGTGTTGAAAAAAAATACCTAACTTATTGATTACTAATTATTCTGTCGATTATGTCAATTTTAAAATCCAATTATAATTAAAAAAAAATAATAATAATATAGAATCATATATATATATATAGGAAAAGATAAAATTGACATATCGTCGTCAAAAAAAGCGGCAACCGAAGTCACCGCCCTAAACAACAAAACAACGAAAATAATTAGAATGGAAAGTCATCGTTATCGCTAACGTGATTTTCTTTAGTTTGAGTTGTACCATTTGGTTGGTATTGATCTAACTCTACGTAGTAGTTACCGGTACGTGCTTTCTTTATATCAAAGTTTATCCATCCGTTTGACTGATGCTTTTTCATAAACTCGATAGCGTCCGCTACCTTCATACTCAAGCGGCCTACAACAAAGTCAGGTGCTTTTTCGCTTCTCTTAAAAGAAAATCCTTCTGCAAAAATAGTGTTTTTCATAATAAACTGTTTAAATCGTTTTCATTAATTAATTCAAAAAGATGAGTTTTAATTTCCTCTACCATTTTGTAAGTCTCATCAGAAATATTCTCATCATATTTTAATATCCCCCTTAATTTAGAATTTATACCCCATATGACAACGGACATGGCTGATGCCTTTACGGCTAGGTTAAATTCTTCGTTATCCTCTGGAAGGTCAAATTCAAGTATTGCTTTCATTTTTAATTATTTATGTAAAAATAAAAAATATTATTTATTTTTATAGGTTTCGTTGTAGTATTGTTCTGGTCTAAATTCTTTTTCTGCCATATCATAACTGCCTATTGTGTAGGAATTTATTATCTGCTCTTTTTCTATTTGTATAGCTTTTTCTCTTAAAGCATACCAAGTAAACTTATCTTTTGGTTCATTCCATAGTTGTTGAAATAACCACTCTACTGCTGTTTGTGTTTTTCCCATAGTTATAAGTTTTGTATTTCTTTTTTTACTTCTTCCCAATATAATATCCTTTTTTCAAATAAATCTTCATTCATATCATACACATCATCATTTAATATTTCATCAACTGCTATTAATGCACATTGTATAGCAAACTTATGAGCTACATACCATTGTTCGCCATTATCTAAATTATATACAGAATATTTCTTAAATAATTCTCGTGCTTTTTCTTTTGGTGTCATCTTATTTTAGTTTAATGTATTTAAAAAATATATCTAATTTTATTCCAAGAAATTATTTCATCATGTAATTTTATAAAATCTTTTATATATTGTTCTTTTAAGTTTACTTTATATCTTATATTTTTAGAACCAAATGAAGAAATTTTAAATTCTTGTCTGTCAGGATGCCATAATAATTTTTCAGCTTCAGGATTATTTTTTAAATTATATTCATGCATTTTATCATTATGTGTAAGCATAATACATTCAGCAAAAATATTTTCTTTAATTTTATTATCTACATAATAATCTATTTTTTTAAATAAATCTTCATATAATTTTTTAACTCCTGGATTCATTATAATAGGACTAAAATTAATATGAACATCATATCCTGCATAATAAAAATCATTTATAGCATCTATTCTTTCTGAAATTAAAGATGTATTAGGTTCTAATATATTAGACAATTCTTGAGGCATTAATGAAAATCTAATTCTTATTTTTTTATTAGGATTATAATGTAATAATTTATTATTTACATGTTTAGTAGCAAATGTGCCCATTATTGGTAAATCAGAATCTTTAAAAAAATCAAATATAGTTTTCCATTCATGATATTTTAAATGCAACGCAAAATCTTCATTACATGAAATATCATAAGTCCATAAATTAGCATGAGTTTGATTAGGAATTTCTTTATTTCCTAAACTTTGAGCATGATTAAAAATAACTTCTAATATTTCACTTACATTAGTAGCTATTGATAATCCTTCAGGTTTATTTCTACGCATATAACAATATGCACATTGATACAAACATCCATGAATAAAAGAAGGAGTAATGAAATCACTACTCCTTCCTGATGGTTTTATATCTAATGCTTTTCTTACAGATTCTCTTATCATATTTTTTGGTTATCTTTAAAAAATTCATCAAAAGCTTTTTCTGCTTCTTTAATATTAAATAAATTTTGACCTGCTGAAAAAGCTTGACCTTTAACATGAAAATAAATAAAAGTATTTTCTTCTTCTGCTAATAATGATTTTAAAAAATCATCATTAATTTCAACATTATATGTCTCTTTAATATAATGTATCAGTTTTTCTATTGGTGTTTTCATCATCCTCATAATTAAAATATCTACAATAAAAATTATCCCCATAACTATCTATTTCTTCTTGGGGATAACCATTTTCAACTAACCAAGTTTTAACATCTTTAATATCAGAACTAATTTCTTTAGGAAATCCATATCTCCATCCACTAGGAGGATCAATAAAAAGTTTTTTAATAGGTTTTAGTAATCCTTGAATTATCAATAATTCATTTAATGCAAATGAAAATTTTGATGGATTATTAAAATTAAGAACTGCAAATTTTAAAAATTTAATTCTTTCATCAAGATGTTTTTCAATCATAAATATTGGTTTTTTAAATATATTTTTAAATTTTCATCAACATCAACTTTCCATTTATTATTTTCTCCATCTTCTACAATTAATTTATCTATATTGTCAATTTTTAATTCAGGAAGTTTTACATTATCATATTTTCTTGTAGTAGCTAACACTTGTAATACATAAGAATTTTTTTCCCAAGGAAACATATCTGATTCTTGTTTATTACCATCTACTAAAAAATAATCATCTTCAATCTTATACAATAAAAACATATTATTTAGGTTTTATTTGTTGATAAATAACTCTTATTTGATCTATTAATTCTTGCATTGAACCAGAATTAATAACAATAGCATCCCATTCAGTTATATCATTTATATCATTTTCTGAATTATGATTATTATCAATAATATCATATTTTATAACTTTAATCATATAACTGTTTAATTTCTTTAATGCATTGTATTCATTTTTAAATCTTAAATCAGGAATTATATAATCTTCATTATTTTTTATATGTGATAAAGTAGAGTTGACCCAAATATCAGGATGAATAATGTTTCTACCACATTCAGTACCTAATAATTGTAATATAACTCTTGGAGTTAAATTATTCCATTTTTCACCTAAAGATGTTTCTTTAAATTCTCTGTCTTCTAATTTAATTAAAGGAACACTTAATAAAGAAGAAACCATTAATTTTATTTTATCAGCAAATCTAATAACATTATATCTGCCAATTAATCTATATTCTCTTTCAAATAATGAAATTAAATCATTAAAATTATTAGCTGAAAAATTAACATGTTTACCTTGATTTAAAAAATGTTCTTCTAACCAAAGACATTGAAAAATATTAGCAATGGTATCTTTACCACTACCAATTTTACCTGCTATACTAATTATCATAGAATTTTAAATAAAAGGAGTGTAATAAAATTACACTCCAAAGTTAACAAATATTTCTGATTCATCTATATTTGGTGGTAATTCTAATTCAGCTTCAGAATTTAGTTCAGTTTCTTTTAATGTTGTTTCAAAATACTTATTAATTTTATTTACAAATATTTTTTTATATTTTGAATCTTTTTTAACTATTGCTTTATCATTATCCTCTAACATTTCTATTAATTCTTCATTTATATACATTTCACTATACTTACCCTTATAGAATTTAGATAAATCAATAACATCAGGTAATTTAATCACAATCATATGTAATCTTCCATTAATTAAACTATCTACAGCATAATCATCTTGATAATATTCTTGTAATTTTACCCATGTTAAAGTATCTATAAAATGTTGTCTACATTTTAATGTATCAACCAGTATAAAAATATGATTATCATAATTTTTAGGGTTGTTTACATCTTTTAAACCATAAGCTAGTTTAAACACAGAACTAATTTTATTAACAAAATCTTCTCCATATAACCTTAATGAAGGTTTTACAAACCTAGAAGTTTTATTAATAATCAATTCATTGAACCGAATTTTTATTCCCTCCATTTTTAAAATCTTTGATAATCTGAACCAATTGAAAACACACCCATGTTAGCATTTACATCATAATCTTTATCAAAACCATTTTCTAAATGCCATTTGTATATGTCTATTAATTTTTTATAACCATACATATAATATTCACTATTATATTGTACTTCACCTATTCTAAAAGCTCTCATTTTAGAAGAACCATATTTACCTGCACTTATAAAATCTGAAGTAGTAATAAAAGTAATAGGTTCACATTGTTTAGTAGTAGATGCAACTATAAATCTAAAATTAGAAACCTTATAACTAAAAAAGTTTTGATTTTTCCAATGATTTACTGCTTCTGTATAAAAAGATGCTTGTATATCATATCTTCTTCTATAACATTGATAATCAAAGTTTTTAGTATAATCACCAATTGTTTTAATATCAATAGGATATATAGTTCCTGTTTCATGATCAACAATTATCATGTCAATTAATGCCTTTACATTAATATCTTCTAATGTAAAATAAATAGGAACTTGGTAATAAATATCTCTATCCTTATCACCTATAAAATATCCTTTTGTGTAATTATGAGTAAGTAATTGATTTACAATAGATTGAACTTTAGCATATTGATTTACATCAATAACTGTTTTGTTTTCACTATTAATTAATTCTAACCAATATCTTTCACCTTCCTCACTTACTTTTTTAATTTTAGTTTCAGGTTTCCAATTAGATTGATAATTATGAGCTTCAATAGCTGATAATAATTCTTGTTGAAACCAATCATCTGAGGTTCTACTATGAAATACTTGTTGAACAATAGACATAATTACTTCACTTGGTTTAACAATATTAGTAACATGATAATTGTTATCCCAATATTCTTCACCCATAGTAATAAAATCATCTACAGCACTACCTATTAAAAAATGTTCTTTTTCTTCAAAGAACATTTCTGGTTGTTTAACTTCTAAAAATGCTTGACCTGATACACTTAGAAGTTTAAGCATAGATTGATTTACTGCATTCATTGTTCTGTATTCATCTATTTGTTCTTTACTTGACCTTGTTATCATAAGCTAATTTTAAAATTTTAAAAAAATCATCAAATGTCATTGTAACTATTGATGAATACTCATCTCTTTTTTTACCAGGAACACCTTGTTTATGATGAATACATATTTTTGGAAGTTCTTTTTTAGAGTCAGGAATTTTAGAACTAATATTTTGTAAAATATCAATAGGTTTTAATCCTCTTTGTAATCCTGCTTTAATTTGAACTAATAAAGGTATTTCAGCAATATCAACTCCTGCATCATCTAACATTCTTGATGCATATCTACTAGTTTGGCATTCTGGAAATAATTCTTTAAAAATTTGGACATAATACCTTTCAGCATTATGTCCTTTTCTTCTATTGTTATTCATATAATTTATTTAATTCTTCTTTACTAATAATAATAGTTTGTATCTTATGAATACAAGGATACAATTTAATAAATATTTTATTATTTAGTATGTCAGAATTTAAAATTACTTTCAAACAAGCATCATTATAATATGTTGTACGTTCTTTCTTTATTAATATTGAATTGCTGAATATTTTATCAAATCCAATTACAGCAAGAATATTACAATATTTATCAAGAATGATACCTTTACCTATTAATATTTCATCTTTTTCAATATAAACTAAGTTTTTAGATTGAAAAAATAACTTATCAAAATTAGAACTAGATTTTAATATTTGACGTGATAATTTATTAAGATTACCATGATTAAATAAAAATTGAAAATTAGAAATACTAGGTATAACACAAGTAACAGTAGGATGATAACTTTTTGATATATTTAAATGTTCAGTTTTAAAACTAAAGTTCGTATCCATATTTTTCAGTTATTTGGTTTGAAGGAATAATATAATCCCAAATATAAGGAACTCTAAATACAGAATCTTTCCATTCAAATTCATTAGCAATTATATTTGTTATAAAACCCATCATGTGAGTAGCAATCATAGCTGCACTATGAGAAACTTGTTTCATAGTACATGGTGCTTCTTCAACATCAGAATCAGGAAACAAATGATTTTCTATATAATCATGAATAGCTTTTTGATCTTCAGAAGAAATATTATAAATTCTCATTTGTTCCATTAATAACCTACCATCAACAAACCAGATTTTATTATTAATTGATTTGTTACTGTAAAATTGTGTAAACTTATTGAATAGTTTTTCTCTGGCAGTCATATTGTCAAAAGCAGAAATAAAAATATAATGACCATAGTAAGATTGAGGAAAATAAGTATTATCATCAATTTTTTTATCATGAGCATTTAATTCAAAATCATTTCCATTAAATTGACAAATTACATCTGTTAAAGCTTTTACTTTTGGTTTACCAATAGAGTCTGCAAAAAACAATTGTCCACCTAAATTATGTTCTTCTACTAAGTCAAAATCATAGATATCTACATAAAATCCTGCTCTAGTTAAGAAAAAAGCAATCCATGAACCAATACCACCAGAACCACCTATAATAAATTTAACAGGTTTTTTATACCATAAGGCATCTTGAAATCTTTCTCTACTCATATTAATTTTAAATTATTAAGTTCTTCTAATAGTTCATCAATAAAATAAAAGGCATCTTTATTAAAATACAAAGTGTCTGTAAACATTTCAATTTGTTGTTTTAGAAAGTCATCTTCCACTACATTTAATTTAAAGAAATCTTTTACATAAATTCTAAAATCATCTACTATAGTTTTTGCATAACTTTCAACTAAAAATGATTTATCTCTTATGTATAAATTATCAATATCTTCAAATACATCATCTAATGTTTCTTTGTTTTTTAATCCTATACCTAATCTTAAAACATAAGCTATAAAATCTTCATTAGGATAATCATCTACTAATATAGATTTATCATTAAAACCTTCCCAACCATAAGAAGTATTGTAATTAATCCAATCATCTAAATCCAATGTACTTTGATAACCTTGATAACCTTTATAATTTTGATAATTCTTATTTACAATTGCAACAGGTTTAGGTTTTATAATATTTTCATATTGTTTCATAAACTCTTCATCATTAATAGATAATTTAGGAATGATTACATCACAATCATAATAAGCTACATACTCATCTTTGTCGTTAGTATAAGTTTCTTTTATATTATTATCTATATCCTGATATTCATAAACAGATGACCCTAATACTTTTAATCTAAATGCCAACTTACAAGAAAACTCATACTTATTATTAATAATAATACTAAGGTAGGGTTTAATAAATTCTGAGTTTTCATTTACTTCTTCTAAATCTGTTCCTGAGAAAAATGTATTCATAGTATGATGAGAATGTAAATGACCTATTTTGTATTCTAAGTAATTATTCTCAACTATAAAATTTAATACTCTTTCATCAAAACTATAAGAGGTAAATGCTGCAGAACCTTTATCTAAAGGAATTAAATCATGCACTTCAATATGAATACTTTCCCTATGCGTTAAAGAACCTTCAATGCTATATACAATACAACCTGACCATTCTATTTTATTAATGTTTTCACATAAAAATTTCATTTTATTAAATGCTTTTTCACTTAAAAACACATTTAATTTGTCACCAATTTTCTTAAAAGGGAGTTGAGGTTTCCTCAATATTGGTTGATTTGTAGAAATTAAAGAATCTGGTTTCTTCAATGAGGGTTGCTGAGTAGATTTCATTAAATCTTTTTTCCAAAATTTGTTTAGCATAAATTAAAAAGTTTTTGTCAAGAACATAACCAATAACATCATTGTTATTTGTATTATTATCTCCAATGATAAAGAAATATTTTACTCCATTGAATAAAAAATATTTATTCAAACTAATATTTGGTAAAGTATCTGTTATTATTTGACCATTTCTTGTTACAATAAGAAATTCTGAATAATAAGCTCTTGGCACTTCATCAAATATAAATTTTTCTAATAAACTTAAATCATCAGTAATTTTAAGTTTATTGTTTTTAACAGTTACTATATTAGAAATACATGTAGGATTAAAATTAAAATTTTCAACAATTGCATTAACATGTTTAACTAAATGAAAAGGATCATTAGGTCTTTTATTTATTTCCTTATCTGCATTATTTACAACACCTATTTTTATATAAGGTACACCTTCTAATGATTCATGTTGAACTGTAGTTTCAATTACTCTTAAAAATAATTCAAATAATTCTGCTACATTAGATTTTGTTAGTATTGCATCTTGTAATAATGCCATATTAGCAATTACAGGAGTACCATTACCAAGACAAAACCTTTTAAATTCTGTAACTCTATCTAAAAATTTATAAGCATCAGAATAAACACCAGTTGATTGTAAATGAGAATGTATATAACCTGTTTTTGCTTCTGAATGAGTAAATTTAGTTCTTAAACCTTGTAATTGACTATCTATTATAGAACCATGTTTATCTATTTTAAATTTTACAAATAAATTTGAAATAGGTTTTTGATCATTATTAGTGTTACTGATAATAAAAAATGGAAAATGAATAGTAAATACAAGATTTGGTACTAATCTTATTAATAATAATTTTCTATCTATGTCTATATCACCATCATCATTTTCATAATCTTCATCCCATATACTTGATACATACCATTTTTCTCCATTATAATTAATAAAAGTATTTAATTTTACATTGCCATCTATATTACATTCAAATTCTTCAAGTTCATCTGTTTCAAATTCAATAGTGCTTTCAAAATTTATTCTTGAATTTATTGCACCTATTAATAACTGATGATAAAATGGAAAATGTATTTTCTTATAAGAATCATTGTGTTTATATTTTAAATTAATTATGTTATTTAGTTTATTTATATTAAGTTTTCCATCTAAATTTAATTTAGATAAATAATCAAATTCTAACATGATAATATATTTTAAGTTAGAAAATAAAAAAAGAGTGTCTTTAAACAAAGACACTCTTTAAAAAACAAAAACTACTATTACAGGTTATGTCTCATTTTTGATAACCATTCAGCTTCTTCTGTATTAAGATTAGCATTAATCTCATCTTCTACAGTTATTTCACCTCTTAGTAATTCAAATGCTTTTTCAAAATCATTTGTTCTCAAATCATATTCATTAGTCTCCATTAAATGCGTAATACATTTTTCAATAGTATTAAATGAATAAGCATTATCTGATTGTTCATCTTGATTTTCATACCAAGCAGACAATAATGATTCTAATTCAGATCTACTTTTAGTAGTATAGTTTCTACCACTATTAAAGAATCTATCAGCAGATTCACTTGATTTTACTAATACACTAATTTCATTTCTTATTTCAAGATAAGAAGAACCAGATTTAGTTTTCTCTGGGGATAACATTAATACAAAATCTGTTTCAGGTAATCTTGCATCATCTAATTCTAAAGTAGTGTTAGTTTTGTTTTCTACTGCTTTCATAAAATTAACATTTACTCCCTGACTAAATAAATGTTCTTTTAGTTGACCCCAAGTTGTAGCATCTGAAGAAACTAATTTTAAACCTGTGGATGTCGAATACACTTTTACTGTTCTCATTGTTAATAAAATTAAAAAGTTAAAAAATTAATTAAAAGGCTCTTTTTTCCTGCTTTTATAATATCAGCAGGATCTTTTTCTTGTGTAGGCAATATTAATGATGTTGCCTTAAATGGATATGAATTGTTGATGTACTCTACTAATTTTAAGGATGCTTTTTTACCTGTTTCATCATTGTCAAATAAAACAATTACGTTTTTACTCATTTGTAGATAATAATATAGAATTTCCATATTTGGAAACATTCCCTCATTTTGAAAATATATAGAGGTATATCCTAAATTAGTAAGCACTCTCCAATCTTTATAACTCTTTGATATGATTAAATATTCTGTACCAAAGATGGGAAATGATAAAGAACCACCTATTGTATTTTTAGTGGTATTGGTCATCCACTTAAATTCAGTTGCTTTTGGTTTACAAATTTTTACACTTCCATCATGAAATCTTATAGTATAAGTTGTTTCTTGTGGAAAAGGTGTAAAAATACTTCCCTTTACCTTATACCACTTTGTAGCAAAAACATTATCCTCTATTAAATTAGCAGAACTAATTTCATACTGTGACCAATATTTTTTATGATACTCATCAAAAGGTTTTGGACAAAATTCAATATCTGACTTAGATGATGTTACAATGGAAGATGAACTTTTTGAATTAATATCATTTTTTATATTGAGTAGTTTATCATGAAAATCTTTTTCATAAAAATTATCATATATAAATGATATAGCATCTTTAAGTTTTAGATTATATTTTTGTTGAATTAAACCAACAGCATCTAAATTTACTTTACCATAGGTATTTGCAAAATCAGTAAAATATAATCTGTCATCTCTCCATTGTACCCAACATCCAGGGCTATCATCTTGTCTAAATGGACTAGTGATATATGTATCAGTATTAAATTCTCCTAATACATGATTAAAAACTTTTTCTTGATTTATTATAGAAAAAAGTTCTTCAATAGTTAGATTTTCATCAGATTGATAGCCATACATAATTAAAGATTTAATCCCATGAAGATTGAATTACTTCTTCATTAGAATCTTTGTAGAAATTAGATTTAACAAACCATTCTGTTCTTGTTACAGGATGAATTACAAATGTAGAATCATTTTCTGAAACATACATTAATCCTGTAGAAGAATTAAATTCCAATGTTTTACCATTTATTTCAACACTACTTTTCTTACCATTTACCTGACAAGTATAAGTAGTACCTTGATAAGTAGCTACTCCATCTTTAATAACAATAGGACTAAAATTACCTTCTACAGTTTCAGTAAATACTTTACCTTGTTTTACATTAGAAGGAATCTCAATGTACTTTTTATCAGTACCTGATTTAGGTTGCCATTGGTATTGACAGAAAACATCAATAGGTTTGTAAGAAAAATCTTTAGGTAATAAATCAGTTAAAGCATCACAGAAAGATTTAAAATTATGAACTGTAGATAAAGCTGTTCTTAAATCTTGTTCACTAACAAAACATTTCATCAATTGAGTAAGTTTTTGATTAAACTCATTAAATGCTGCTTTCATTTCTGCTGAATTTTTATCAGTAACTTTGTTGCCATCTTTATCAATAGCTTGAGTTACAGGAAATTGTCTCCAACTTCTAATTGCTCCACCAGGAAATTCAAAAGATATATCCAAACATTCTAGTGGAGTATTGTCTTTACCTCCATTTGGATTATATTCTAATTTAATAAGATTTACTTTTTGGTTTAAACCAAAAGACATTGAAGAAGATTGTTTGTCATCACTTTGATAGCCGTACATAAATAAAATTTTAAATAATTAAATAATTTGATAATTTGGTTCACTAATTTGTTGTATTGTTTCTACTTCTAAATCATCTACAAGATTTACTAAAACTTGAATAGATTTAGTTTTCTTTCCTTTTAATTTAGGATGTTGAAAAATACTTTTTAATTGTCTTGTTGACAAATTGTACTTTTCTTGAATGTCATTTCTTGTCATTCCATTGTCTAAATCAGTTAATACTTCTGAAATTTTTAAATTAATTTGTTCCATTGTTTTTGTTTTTAATAAGTGAAAAAATAAATAATTACTCTCCTGAATAATATTTGTCAACCATTTCAATGACTAATCCTAAATCATTTATCATTAATCCTGGTAACATTCCAGGTGCAGATTTAGCAGGATATCTGCCATCAAAATTAGTTACAAATTGTTTAGATACTTTTTTAGTTTTAGTATCAAATTCTTGATGACCATATAATACTATATCAAATTTACCCTCAATAGTAATATATTGGTCAATCATTTTACCAACAGTTTTAGCTTTATAAGTTGTACCATAAGTATTTTGTACTTCTTCTGGGTGAGTCAATATAATAATATTGCCTTTAAACTTAGTTAAAGCTTTAAAGATTTGACCTATTTGATAACCAATGTCAGCAAATTTATCAAAGCCTGAAGTTTTAGCTTTATCCATGTAATAATCTGCCATAATGTATTGAAAATCATCAATTACTAAATTAGTAATCTGAGGTTTCTTTTCATTAAGTATGGAAATTAGACCTGCAATAGCTAAACCATCATTAGTATCTACATAATTACCTGTAGATAAATCCTTACCTTCTATTGGTTTATAAAGTTTTTTCCATCCTCTTGCAGGAATATCTTTTCCTGATACATTTACAATAAATGTATTAGTAGGATTTAAACCTTTAATTCCAAGTTCTTCACTTGGACAGATAGAGGTACTTTTGCCGAAACCTGATTCAGCAATAACAAGAATTTTTGCCATTGTTTTTAATTTAATGTATTTAAATAGTTTTAAAATGTTTTACATTACCATACATTTGAACACCTAAATGTTGAGGACATTCTGTGTCACGAGATTCTACTAAATGTATTGATCTGTA